AAGTTTGAGGATGGGGAATTCTCCGAGCCTCTTACTCCGGAAGACTATGTGACTTACAAGTTTGCGTTCCTGGATTATGGCCGAGAGGTTTGTTCCACCACCTGGGTTGGCGTATACCCTCGCTTTGTCCGTAATTCAATTGACCTATCCAACAAGAGGGGTAAGCTTGATGCTGACGAAATCTATCGTGTCGGTTTTGAGCAGTATATCCTCTATAAGCTCGTAGAGGGGCGTAGCGACCTCGTTTGGAAGCTGGTTAAGGAAATTTGCTACACTTGCAGTGATAGCGATGATTCTGCCTACACCATCAGCGAGGAATACCGTGACGAAGCGTCCGGGAAGACCCTCATTTATAACAATAAATCAGCAAGCAAGAAAGTCATCTAATTGAGATATGGGAAAAGCGATTGATAAAAGTAATCTTGGTTATCTGGATATTGATTTCCAGTATAAGTTGGCCAAGTGCTTTATTGAAGAGCCCCATTTTTTCAGTGAGATATCAACAATTGTTGAACAAAACGCATTTACCGACAGCTTGCTGCGTACCTTTGTCGGAACCCTAAAGGACTATTATTTCAAAGAGAGTGTTGTCCCCTCGTATGAAACGATGGGGATAGCACTCAAGTCCAAGGCCAAGACAACAAATGAACTTCAAGAGTGGACGGACCTTATTGACAAGCTCCATTTCAAAACCTCTCTTGAAGGCTATACTCTTGTTAAAGAGAATGCGTTGAAGTTCTTCAAGCAACAGAATCTCATCAAGGTAGCGAACAAAATCCTTGAAATTGCCGGTAACGGGGATATTGACCGTTATGATGAATGCCAGAAATTACTGGACGATGCATCATTGGCCGGTAATGAGGATGAATTTGGCTTTTCTCCGTATGATTTGGAAGATAAAGCTCTCTCGCAGGAGTTCAAAGTTCCAATCCCTACGGGAATCAGTAAACTTGACGATGCGTTGAACGGTGGTCTTGAAAAGAAGAAAATCGGACTTATCATTGGCTCTGCCGGTTTCGGTAAAAGTACGTTTTCAACCTGCATTGCTTCATATGCCGCAACTTATAGGTGTGACCTTAATAACAATGAGGGTTACAAGGTGTTGCAGATTTATTTTGAGGACGATGATGTTGATATTGCACGTAAGCACTTTTCAAAGATTACTGGTGTTGAGGCCAGAAACCTCACAAAAGACCGCGCACAGATAGCCGAAATCAGGGAAACGCTTGACCACTACGAGGGAAAGGAGATGCTTCAGAAGAATTTGAGGCTCAAGCCTTTCCTGGCACACACCAAGTCAGCGACCGATATCGGTATCTTCATCAAGAGACTGATAAATACCGGTTGGAAGCCAGACCTTGTAATTATTGACTATTTTGAATGCTTGTTGGCTGAGAAATCCGGTTACAGCACCGATTCTGAGTGGAAGCGACAGGGAGATACTATCCGAAAGATTGAAAATCTCGCAAAGGAACTTGACATAGCGATATGGGTTCCTACACAGGGTAATAAGGACAGTATCACAAGTCCAGATGTCGTTACGATGAATCAGGCCGGTGGTTCTATCATAAAGGTTCAGGCTGCTCACGTGGTCATCTCCATTGCCAGGTCTCTTGAAGACATTGACAACAGCCGAGCAACGTTGGCAGTTTTGAAAAACAGGTCAGGTAAGTCGGGTACGGTGTTCCATAATATCAGGTTTGATAACGGAACGAGTACGATTTCTTGTGATGAAGTTGAAGAGTTTGATAACTCAGAAAGGAAGTGGTCTGTAGAAGCTGAGCGGTTGAAAGAACAGAACTATAAGAATGGCGTTGCTGAAATCAACAAAAGGGCATTTGAGGCTGTCAATAGGAGAAAAGAGGTAGTAGAAGGGGTTGGAATTGTAGACCGGACGACAGGAGAAGTCATTAGTGGTCAAACAATTACAAGTGACGGAGAACGTAATCTTGTTAGTTTCCAGTAGTTTATGTTTAACCCCAATTTTTTGCAAAATTTTTCTTGCTGACACACAATGAGTTCCGTGTTGGCAAGAAATTTTTTGTTTTTTAATACCTAAAGAGAGAATATTTATCTTTACCTACCGTTTAAAAGAAGATAAATAAAACATAACAAAAAGGAGAATATATATACATATGGAAGTAAGAAAAAGTGACGGGCTCATTGAGGAATATTCAAGAGACAAGGTTAAAAAGGGGATAGAAGAGGCGTATGCTAAAGCGGGAGAGAAAAGAGATAACCCGGCTATAAAAGAAATTCTTGAAGTTGTTGAATCGGAAATATATGATGGAATCACTAGCGGCGAGATACGCGAAATAGTTGAAAGAGAACTATCGTGCAAAAACTATAAGGTTGCCAAGGAATATATACTGTATTGGGACAAGCAGGAAAACATTAAGGAGTTTGTTTTGCAAAAGGAAGACTTTATTGAAAAATATAAAAGGTCCAAAAACAACGCCGATGCCACCGTTGATGACAATTCGAACGCGGCCGGGAAAAACGTATCATTGCTGAATGCTGAGATTCACAAGAAGGACAATATCCTGATTAGTCGTAGCATGATTACCAGGAAACTGAAAGAGATGTATCCGACATTCAACAGTAGGAATTATGTAAAAGACCTTGAGCATCATATTATTTACAAGCATGATGAGTCTTCCTTTGCCGGACCTATCGCACCTTATTGTGTCTCCATCTCAATGTATCCATTCATACTTGGAGGTACAAAGGCTATTGGTGGCACGTCTGAGGCCCCGAAAAATCTGGCCGGTTATTGTGGGTCTTTCTGCAATCTCTTATTTGCTATAGCATCGCAGTATGCCGGGGCATGTATGTATAAGGACCAATCCCTTTTGATTAGCGAGAATGGTGTGGCAAACAAATGCACTTCAAAGGCCTTGGTTGAAAAATATTTGACCGGCAATCCGAAGACTTTTGAAAATTATCAGGGTGTTTGGGAATATAGTGTATGCCCAGAGGGTGTGAAGGTTCTTGAGGATGGCAAATTAGTTGACGTTAAGAAAGTATATAGGAGAAAATATTCGGACAACATATACAAGATAACGACAAAGGACGGTTATACGGCTTTAGTGTCAAAAGACCACATTTTTAAACAATTATTGCAAGGCAGGGAACTTGATGTAAAGGCCGAGCAACTTGAGGTCAACGATACTGTTTTTCTAAATAAGGATTATAGTCCTATTTTAGATTTTGACAGTAAGGATTTTAAAAGAGGTTGGATTGCCGGTATGATGTGTGGCGATGGGAGTCTGACCCAAAAGGACGCCGTAAGCCTATCCGTGAATTATGAGCAGGAATATCTAGGCGAAATTTTTAATGACTATCTAAAAGAACTTTATGGTTACGAGTTAAATAAAAATAACGGTCATAAATGTTTCAATTATGCAAAACATAATCGTGAACTAAAGGGCCTGGTACATGCGGACATTATTGGCGACACGGCATATGATAAACACATAAGGGTGGAGGATAAGTCGTTGAGCTACCTATCCGGTTTCCTTGACGGCCTCTTTTGTGCAGACGGGTCATACGTGGAGAGCAGAGGTATTGTCATTTCATTGACGAATAAAGCCCTTGCTGAAAACATAAGGGAGATAGTATCAATTTTTGGGCTTCCAAAAAAAGAACTTACTGTCGTAAAGCCAAGAGGAAACGGAAAAGAAGCATATCAGCAATATATTTCAAGCAGGATTCTAAAGTACCTTAAGCATGTACACAATAAGTGCTTGAAGAGAGGGTGCAAGAATATAAAGGATTCTTCCAGAGAGACGTACTACTACGGGTACAACGCGTTTCAAGGACGTCACAAAACAAATAAGAGGATGAGGATTTGTGACGCCAACCAAGAAAAGGAATACAAAACAGACATTATAGTAAGTATTGAAAAGTTTAAAAATGATGATGCGTATGTTTACGAGATAGAAACCTCCAGCCATTGGTATAATTGCGGCGGATTTATAACCCATAATTGTGCGGTACCCGAGTTCCTTCTTTTCTTTGATTGGTTTGCCAGAAAAGAATGGGGTGATGACTATTATCTACACGTTGATGAGTGTGTGTCGTGTGGTCCAGCAAAAAGAAAGAAAACAATAAGGTCTGAAATAGAGCAACACTTCCAAGGCGTAATATATTCAATCAACAGCCCGGCATCAAGCAGGAACTCGCAGTCTCCGTTTACGAATTTCTCATATTTTGACAAGCCGTTCTTTGAATCAATGTTTGAAAATTTCAGATTCCCTGACGGAACAGAACCAATTTGGGAAAGTCTCAACTGGCTTCAGAAGGAGTTCATGATGTGGTTCAATGCTGAAAGGGAAAAGACAATCTTGACCTTTCCAGTAGAATCGTTTGCCCTTATTTACAAGGATGGTGAGTTTGTTGACAAGGACAGTGCTGATTTTGTCGCCGCCGAACTGGCAAGGGGACATTCATTTTTCGTATATATCAGTGATACGGCAGATAGTTTGAGTAGTTGCTGTTTCGGCAAAGCTCAAAAAGTGTTATGGAAATCGTCTACCGCAGGCGTCAATCTAACAACCCTCGAGGAATTATATAACATTAAATGGGAACCGTATAAGAAAAATTTAAGAATTTTCCATAACGGAAGTTGGGTGAAGGGTAAGGCAATCAAACTTGAAAACCGCCCAATGTATAAGGTTGTCACTGAAAACAATAAAGAAATGCTAATGACGGATAACCACATTAACGTTACTCTTGACGGCGAAAAGGCGACAGAGGAACTGACGACTTCTGATTACCTTATGTTTAATATACTTCCGCTTAATGCAGTACCCGAAAACGACGAAAACCTTACGTACGAACAAGGGTTTGTAATCGGGGCATTTCTTGGCGATGGCTCAATGGGAAGTGAAGTGGATGGTACAATATATGACGTCAATTTCTCGCAGAATAAAGACAAATACGAGAAAATGATGAATTATGTTGATATCGCAAACAAGCAGATTGGCGGCGAAAATTCATCTTGTCTTTCGGGAATTTTTAATAATGTTTATCCCGTTAGAATTTGTTCTAAGAAACTTGTGGCATTTATTAAGAAGTGGACGAATTGGGAGAGAGGAACTTATGCGTATAATAAAGAGTTGAACCTTAATGCACTTCTGCAATCCACTGAGTTCAGAAGGGGTATTTTGGACGGATGGTATAATACGGACGGCGGAAACTCCAATAGATGCTACACAACCAGCCCTAAATTGGCTGAATGCATGGAAGTTCTTATTACCTCCTTAGGAATGCAGTCCGTCATAGATATTTCAGACAAAACGAACGAACCCTGTGTAATTCGTGGTATTGAATATAATAGGAATTATCCGCTGTATTGCGTGAGATGGTACGAGCCATCTAATCATAGAAAAAATAAAGATAAGGAAAATACTTGGATTAAGAAAAATAATTCAATGTATTTCAAGATTAAGTCGATTGAAAAAATTGACTACGTTGATGATGTTTATTGTATAGAGTGCAGTAACCACGATGAACCATATTTTACTTTACCGAACGGACTTATTACGCATAACTGCCGCTTAAAAAATAAAATTCAAACAAAAGAGTTTAGTTTCACTAACGGTAATATTGGCGTTGAAACTGGGAGCAAGTCAGTGATTACCCTTAATTTGAATAGAATCACACAGGATTTTTGCCGTAAGGAATTTTTGACCCGGCCAAAATTTGTTGAGTTTTCAAATGATAACAAAGAAAAGTTCAAAGCATACCTAACAAAGATTTTAGGTAGGGTTTATAAGTATCATACGGCATACAACGAATACCTGTGGGATATGTACGACGCTGGTCTACTTCCAGTGTATAAAGCTGGTTTTATTGACCTTAACAAACAGTATTTAACGGTCGGAATAAATGGATTAAATCAGGCTGCAGAATTTCTTGGTTTAAAATGCAGTAAAAACGACGACTACAAAGATTTTTGTGGTTATATTTTTAGTATATTTGAAGAGGAAAACAATAAACACAAAACCAAGAGGACGAATTTTAACCTGGAGTTCGTACCAGCCGAATCCTTGGCAATAAAGAATTACAACTGGGATAAAGAAGATGGTTATTGGGTTCCGGAAGATACAAATCTTTACGCCAGCTATGTATTCAAGCCCAATGAAAATGATTCCGTTTTAGATAGGCTGTACATGATGAGCAATCATTTTGCTATGGATAAAATGTCAGGCGGAGCTGCAGCACATATAAACCTAGATTCACACCTTTCAAAGGCGCAATACGAACACCTCCTTAAATATTGCGGTGAAATCGGCTGTTCATATTGGACGGTCAACGTACCAAACTCCGAATGTGAATGCGGATTTATAACAAAACACCCTATAACGGAGTGCCCAAAATGCGGAAGCAAAAATATTACTTATTATGATAGGGTTATCGGATATCTAACAAAGGTAAACGACTGGAGTGAGGGACGAAGGAAAGAGCAAAAAACCAGAGTATATACGCCAAAGGAAAGTATGGATTTTTAACAAATAGTGGAGGTAAATTTTAAGTTTAGCCTCACTATTTTGTGTGTTTGTAATTAAAACATAATACTATTTATAGTAAATTGTTTTTGTTATGGTTACGAAAGAACAGTGCCTTGTTGACCGAGTTCTTGAAGAATTGGAATACGGAAGAAACGACAGGCTTGCACAATATGTTTTAGCTGCATACAACGAAGGAAAAAGGTATGCCTCTGATATGATATTCCAGAACGATGAGCGTGGCCTTGACCAGGCGCTTGAAGGGTATTCTCCATCGTTTATTGTCTATTCAATAATAGGTGATGACTCTGAATATGACCCGAGAGCTCCATTCTTTACCATTGATAGTGGAATAAGGAGTATTGATGGTTATGATTTCCAGAGGATGCTGACGCCGGAAGACAGGCAGAAGCTTTTGAATGATGATATTCTTGGTGAACTTGACAATACAGACATCATGGATGCCTTTGATACCTTTGTAAACAAAAATTATCCTCAGATTTACAGAGGTTTGGACTTTGACTGGCTGTATGACATGGGCTACCGCACGGAATATGATATGCTAAGGGCTGATTGGGGTCAGCTTGTACAAGAGCTCCAACAATATGCTCAACAACAGCAGCAAGTAAACGAAGGAAATACTGTAAAACTTAGCGAGAACGATTTACGAGGAATGACGAATAAGATACTTAAAGAAATACTAAAAAATAAGTAAAGAAAAACCCAGGATTTAGGTCCTGGGTTTATTTTTATGCTATTTGGTAGGTTTGTCTTAACCAATTATCCCAATAGGCTTGTGTGTTGTTATCCCATTTTCCGGTTGGTTGAAGTCCTACAAATTGTTGGAATCTAACGACTTGCTGTTGGTCATTATTTGCAAACGGTGCTGGCCTGCCTACTGCATAACCAGCTGGGAGTTGTCTTTTTTGTGCGTTAGTTTGCGCTTGTTGTTGAACTGGTTGTTGTTGCGGTGTGCCTTGAGGTTGTGCTTGTGCCGACTGAGCTAAGGCTTGGTTCATATCCTTAATAGCCACATTTAAATATTGGTATTGTTTTTCAACCATTTTAAGGCCTTCTTCATCTTGTTTTGCACCAGCGGATACAACCTTGCTGGCAATATCAACAACATCAAATACAGCTGCTGCGGCCCAGCCAACGACAGGTATAGCCGTCATACCAAGTGAAGCCGCTATTCCGGCACCCTCCCCTGCAGTCATAAAAGGACCGCTATCAACTTCTCCGGGTCCGTTTAATGTTGAATCCTGTAATGCGGCAGCACCTAAAATTGCTGGATTTTCTTGAACAGCTTGGCACATTTCGCCCATCCATTCAGCCAACTCTCCGTAAGCACCTATGACATCCTGAGGTTTTGTTTGTGCGGGGTTTTTAAATTGCTGAATTTTAGCAGAAATAGTTTGCGGAATTCCGGCAAATAAAGCGGCTGTAGCAGCTAAGCCAGCATACATTGAACGGTTCCATGCTTTTTTTCCAGCGACCTTTGCAGCACCCTTAAGTCCATTTTTTAAACCATATTTGCTAACACCCTTTATTGCGGCGCCAACAAGACCTTCGTTTACTGCTGGTTGCTGTCCTTGTGCACCTTGTAAAATCTGCACGCGTCTTCCCAACTCTGCAGCTATTTTTTCTACCTGCTGTACAAGTCCAGCATATAACCTGGCATATTTAAAAGTGTTTACACGGTTCTTTGCCTTTCATCAATACCAAAGTCAATGCCTAAAAAAGCCTCCTTATCCAAGCTTTCTTTCAAAATCTTGGATATTATATGTTTTAAGTCAGACTCGTTTAAGGCGTATGTATTTTTCATTGTCATTTTTTGCATAGATTGTAACCACTGTTGATATGCCGCTTCAGTATTCTTGCCCCATATACCATCAACGACCAGATTGCCACCCATGCCGCCCTTCTCCGGAGGAAGATTAAACCAAGTTTGGAACTGACCCGTTTTATATTTTCCGGTTACTGTTCTATCGTTTTTATATGGATATTCGCTTGGATATGTTACAGCCGGTGTAGTTTCAGGGGCAGGTGTTGGGGAACCGCCCCCAGGAGTACTGCCACCTTGAGGGCCTGGTTGGACCGGATTACGAATTGCTTCACCAGCTTCGTAATCTTCGTAGTTTCTGTAACCAGCATCTTTAATCTTTTGTATTTGCTCTTTTCTACGCCTACGGTTTTCGCTCCATGAAAGGCTGTCATCCCAATTATAACCCCATTTTCTACTTTTGGCATCATTGCGGAGGAATTCGTCAAGTTCTTCATCTATCGCTTCGGTAATATAGGCGTTCAATGTTGCTTCGTTTAATTCAAGTTTCATGATTTTCAAAATTTATTGATTATTAGATGCTTATTGTCCATTTCTTAACGTCTTTTCTGCGTTTTTCATAAGCCTTTTATCATCCCTTGCCTGCTGTCGTGTCATTGAACCGTCTTTTACCATTTGGTCAATTGCGTTGTTTGCATTTTGTCTGGTTCTTCTGTTCGTTGAAATTCTATCCCCAAGACCCATGTCGCTTTGGTTTGCCGTTTGGTTCATTGAACTTATAGCCTGTGCGGCAAGCCTCGGTTGTTGTGGCTGGCGGGTTATGATTTGTTGCTGTTGTGGATTCTGAACAAGCGCCTGTGGAAGTTGAACGGATGGTTGGGCTGAAATTGGCTCAATCGGTTTTCTTTCTGGTGCCGGTTCAGGTGTTGTTGCCTCAGGTTCTGTTGCTTTCGGAGCTGTACGTGCTGGTGTTGTACGCTTCGGTGCCCTAGGTGTCCATTCCGGTGTAGTACTGTCCCATGGGAAACCAGTAGCTGGTTCTGTCGGGGTTGCTCCAGTGGTTGGCGGAGGAGTTGTACCACCAGTTGTGCCAGTGGTAGCATCTGGGTCTTCTGGCTCTTCGGCACTTTGGTTATAATCGTACATATAGCCGTTTGCTGCATTAAGAAGTTTTTGCAGCTTCTTATTCTGTGTTTTAACATCATATAAAGCAGCTCGCCCGCTTGCTGGGTCAAAACTTTGTGCTACTTGAATTGCACCATTACGAATACCGGCCTGAATTTGCTCATCAGAATAGCCAACTTCCCTAAGTTTTGCAACAAGTTTCCTTGGATTATTTTTTCCATAAGCTCCACTTTTAAGGGCGTTTATAACCTTAGCCTTCATTGGCTTGGTCTGTGGATTAACCGGCTTACCAAGGGTAGCAAAGTCTACTTTGTAACAAGTTTCATTAAGAAGCTCTTGTGTGATAGCTTCATTTATATAAGCATTTAATGTACTTTCATCTAATTGTAATTTCATATTACCTACAATTTTTCTATAAATAGTTGCTAAATGCATTAAATACATTTTGTTATTTCAGAAAAAATCTGTATCTTACTATTGTATAATACATTTTTAGATATGAATATTAAGTACAGAATCAGGAAGCGTAAAACTGCCTCTGAGGAACAGTTTTACGTTGATTATAAGCGCTACAACGAGGGGGATAACCTTGACGATATTCAGTGGATGGGTGGCTTCTATGCAAAGACCGAGGAAGCTGCAAAGAAAATTATTGAAACGCACAGGGAATATGAAACACTTAGGTTAAGACTCCAAATGAGCGAAGAAGTGATTTATGACGAAACGGAAGAAAAGAAGGAGTAAACTCTCTGGAAATTGGTCCATATTAACTTGGAAGCAGAAAAGGATATTGACCAAATATGCAATTCTCAAAAATTGGAACGCATATTGGAAGTATAAATGGTCATGTTTATATTTGAAGGAAAATGATTAAATATTATCCAGAAATTGAACATATAACAGTTGTTTTTTCTTAAATACCGAACTATTTATATGTGTATAAAGTAAAAAGGTATGACAGATAAAGATGTTTTAGAAATTGGTCTTCTTAAGAACGGAAACATAAAAAATATAGTTGTTACCGAGAAATATTTGAATAGGCACGAAGAGTTTGCTGTGTATTTAAAAAACAGGTATAACGATATTCCGGAAGATATGTTTTCGTATCGGGAGGTTATATGGAGAATAAAATATGGTATAGAAAAAAGGCCAGTTTGTGAAGCCTGTGGAAAACCGGTATCGTTTATTGGAAAACAAAGTAAGGAAAAAAACGGAAAAACAAAAAACGGATATTTGACTTTTTGTTGCCGTAAATGCAGCAATAATGATGCGAGTGTAAAGGCAAAAGTAAAAGATACTTTTACAAAACAATATGGAGAAAAAAGACGAGGGCCGCGTGAAAAGTTTGAAAAAACCATGATTTCGAAATATGGTGTTAAAAACGCACTTCAGAACGAAGAACTTTTAAAAAAAGCCAAAAACACAATAAACGAACATTATGGGGTAAGTTCTCCAGCTAAAAGTTGTGTCGTAAAGGAAAAAATGGCTAAAACAAATATTGAAAAATACGGATACATTGCCCCAGCTTGTTCTAAACAAGTATCAGATAAAATTAAACAGACAAATATTACAAAATATGGGGCGGACTGTTATTTTAAAAGTTACGACTATAAACTATTAAGGGAAAAACATAAAAAAGAATGGGTTGAGAAAGCAATTGATTCTGCATTAAGAAACGGAACAAGGTATTCATCTAAGCCAGAAAAAAAAATATATGAAATTCTATGCTCAATTGTAGGACAAGACGATATTATACGGCAACACAAAACACACGAATATCCATTTTTATGTGATTTTTACTTAGTTAAAGAAGATATATTCATTGAATATAATGGTACTTATTTCCACAATGATTGTTTATTTGATGAAGTTAGGGATAGGGAAAAATATTTAAATCTTTTAGAAAAATGTACAGACGAACATCCAACATACAAAAGAATGCTTGACGTTTGGGTTTATGGCGATGTAAAAAAATATAATACTGCTAAGAATAATGATTTGAACTTTATTTTTTTATATAAAAATTGGGATGAAGATTGGATAAGTTTTACAAAAGGTAGAGTTTCATATTCTGTGGAAAAAATTACTGAACATTTAAGAAATATAATATACGAACAAGTTAACAATAAAAGCGTTAGAGTTATTGGTGAAAAAATATGATAAAATATTTAGATACGGCTGTTGTTTTTAATGAAATCCCGGATGAAGTTACGCTGGCGATTGAGATTACAAACTGTCCCGGAATGTGCGAGGGTTGTCACAGTCCTTGGCTCCGGGAAGACATAGGTGAAGAGCTTACTCCTGAGGTTCTTGACGAGTTGATTAGGAAAAACAGAGGGCTCAACTGCATATGCTTCATGGGTGAGGGAAAAGACCCGGAAGCATTGAAGAGATTGGCATTCGGTATTCATTTAAGAAGCGACTATCCATATAAGGTTGCTCTTTATTCCGGAAGGAACGAAGTTGAAGAAGATTACGCAATGTATTTTGACTTCATTAAAGTTGGCCCATACATGCCTAAATACGGCCCACTAAACAAGGAAACCACTAACCAACGACTCTATCAGATAACAAAGAATTTTGACGAAGACGCCGGTAAGGTTGAAATTATTCTAGAAGACATCACATACAAGTTTTGGAAAAAGGATTAAATTATGTACGAAAATATGCCACTTGAAGCGTTGGTAAAAACGTTTGAGAATGCTTTGGACATACCGGAGAATCATCACATAGTCGCAGTATTTGAAAATGATGATAGCGATGAAATTATTGGGTGGTCTGTTGTAGAGTTGGGTGTTGAAGGCGATTATCCTATCTATACACTGGAAGAATTATTTACAAAATTTGCATATAAGATTTAAATTATGTACACCACAATCAAAAAGGAAGATGCGGTCAAGTATGGCAAGTTGAAACTATGCTACATTGACGAGATTAATCAGACTTATTGGGACTACACCCCTGAGGCAAAGGCTTACAGGGAGACCGACGAGTGGAAGGAACAGGACCGTCTCAGGGAAGAAAAGTTTCATAGGGAAGGCTATATGTCCTCTGAAGACCCGGAGTTTGGTTTATGGGCGAATCCGATACTTAAGCGTGGTTCTGAATGCCAGGACTACCCGAATCCGGAGTACATTCCAGGGAAGCAGGAGTACTATGCTTATTTCACTCCGATTCCTTTGGATAAGCAGTGGGGCGACGATTGGGACGATATGCCTTACGAGTACAATGCGGAAATCCCTTATGACGATTACTACGACGAGAACGATGAACGGACTGAGACCGAAATTGTAAGGGTTCCGTTCTACATTCCTTACGATGGTGGGTGGAGTATCCGTTTTCCTAAGGATTGGGGTGGGGACAACAGCCCGTTCTGCGTAAGGGATATCAATGCTGGAGCTGTTGCCTGGGTTTTCTGTACCGGTAACGAACGCAAGTCCAACAAGGGAAGCATCGCCATTCACGCAGGATGTTCCCCAGAAGAGTTTGTTGAAAAAATAAACAGGATAAACGAAATGAAGAAAGGTGATGAGTAAGTTTTCATACATACTGAAATATCGTTTAAACCCAGCAAGATGGATTCCGGCTACAATTCTAAGTATCCGGTTTCCTTTCTTGTATCCGAGGAACAGGTCTGATGGTAAACACCGCACATATATTCTTGGAAAACAAAGGAACAGGTTATATAACGAGGCTTTAGAGGACGTCATCATAACCGCAAGGCTTGGAAAGGACGACGAAACCGAGCATACCTTTACCATTGACGACAGATTATCCCCTACTGACCCCTTACACAGTGTCGCAGCTAAGACGTGTCAAACCGGAACGATAAGTGATTTTACTTTTACGCTGGATAAGGAGAGAAAGAAACTAACAATCTCTGGAAAACGTGAGACGAGGGAGATTGACCTAAATGATGTACTTCGTTTAGACAAGTTCGTCGTTATGGGTATGGAACTATACAGATATAACAGCGTAAACGTTTGCGTTGTCGTTAAGCCGAGCGACGAAACAGATAAGACAAATTATGGTTTCCTTCACCACTATGAAACGTTTTTGATACGTCCTTTGAAATACAAATTGTACAAGTTACTTTCCTGGGTGGACGAGAATGTTTTAGATAATATTTTTATCATACCATCTTACACAGAACTCGGTGCGATGCCTAAGGGGTGGAGAAAAGCTTTCGGAATCTATATTTGCAAGGACCTAAAGAAAGCACTACTGGCTGACGGTGGAAGAAAGCAGCTTAGAAGGTATGGAATAGACCAAATAAAGGAGAAATACGGTGAGCTTTGCTGGTATGACCATGGCGGAAACGAAGAGACTAACAAAATTATTGAAAAGTACGCTTATATTTCAAGACATACATGTATAACTTGTGGAAAATCCGCTGATTATGTGACAAGGGGTTGGATTGAACCGTATTGCAAGGAACATTTACCCGATTGGATTGACTCGAATGACGAGGAACAAGTTCATACGTATTATACCAAGGAGTTCCCGTTCTATGGCTGCTACAAAATAAAGTTTGATAAAAAGGAAGAAACAAAAGATGAAGGAACAGAGGGACTTTGATGAGATAGAGGCCGCTGTTAAATATGCAAAAGAGTGCGGTGCGTCTGATTTGACCCGGGTATATGACGCTTTCCTGGCCGGGATTGATTGGTTGAGGGAAAAGCGAGCAAAGAAACCAGAAAGAGAATATTACGGAGGATAAGATATATGATGACAAAAGAAAGATTTAAGGATTTGGTCTATATGATGCTTGAGCATAACGAATTTTATGACAAGCTTTATGACCTTGGTATTGACGCTATAAACTGCAAGTACCTGGAAACCGCCGGTGTTTTCTTTGACGAGCTAATGAAATCAGAGTTTGGTGTTGACGGCGCTGACCTTGTTTCATGGTGGATGTACGAGGACGTTGACCATAAAATCTATGCGGCCAACCAAGAAGAAGAAATGCTACATGGAGAAGTGATTGCCGACCTTAATAACATTGATGACCTGTATGATTATCTCGCCTTAGGTGGTAGAGATGAGGTAGCTGAATAAGCTGATGCCCTGCACATAAAGTGTAGGGCATTTGACTTTTAAGTGGGTCAGAATTATATTGTAAGAAAAGATTAGAAGTGATAGAATGGGAAGATTATAAGGAGGAATGCTGTGTCGTTGTACCGGTTCACAAGAAGAATCCGGTTTTCTTTGAGCAGGCTTCTCTTATACAATGTGTCAGGATATTAGGGCAGAGATATGACATATGTCTCGTCGCCCCGTTCGGTCTTGACCTGTCCGGCTACACTTCTTTGTGTCCGGGCTATAAGTTCAAGGTAAAAAGACTTTCAAAGGGATTTTTTGACAGTATCGGAACATATAACCAATTGTGCAAAAGATGGGAGTTCTATGGCACTTTCAATGAATATCAATACATGCTTATATATCAACTTGACTGCTGGGTATTTTCCGATAATCTTGAATACTTTATCAGTCTTGGCTATGATTATGTTGGAGCTCCTTGGTTTGAAGTGGATACGGAAAAAAACGAGGCGAGGGTGACACAATGTGGTAACGGTGGGTTTTCACTGAGGAGAATTGACAAATTCATAGAGGTATGTAAGAAACGCCAGGACGCAGCCGAGAACGATTCATTACCAGAAGACGTGTTCTTTTCAAAAAATTGTGATGGAGAAGTAAAAGTGTGTCCGCCGGATGTTGGACGTGAGTTTTCCTTTGAAGTTGGTCCTTTAATTCTTTTCAAGATGAATAATAATAAGTTACCAATGGGGTGTCATAAACCATATCTTTTTGACTTTAAGACCTTTTGGAAAGATTACATCAAGTTTTAGGTATGAAGATACTATACGATTTTCAAGCTTTTGATATACAGAGAAGCGGCGGGGTAAGCAACGTCTTTTCATTGCTTGTTGACGAAGTGAAGAAACGGGAAGAGGTTTCCGTTGGAATAGCGTCAACAAATAACCTGTATATGCTGACACAAGGTTATCCGTCGGAAGGGCAAACGTTTACGAGACTAATGAATGCCGGTAAACTGGACCCAAGGACCGCAATAAACGACGTTGACTGGAAAAAGGTAAACCAGATTTATTCAAAAAATGCAATCAAGCGAGGTGAGTACGATGTTTTTCATCCAACCCATTATAGCCCGTATTTTCTTGAATACATCAAGAAACCGTATGTAGTTACAATCCATGACCTTGCTTTTGAAAGGCTTCGTAATTATATACAGTTTAATGAAAGCATGTGCCTTTCTGACTTTGACAACAGGAGGGATGTAATGGCCTCAGCAAGCAGGGTCGTGGCAATCAGCGAAGCAACTAAAAAAGACATAATTGACATATACAAAGTTCCGGAAAATAAGATAGACGTTGTTTATAATGCCTATAGGGAATTACCGGAGAACTATGCTTATAACAACCCGTTCAATTTTCCGTATATACTTTATGTTGGAACGAGACAAGGTCCACTCAATTACAAGTGTTTCATCCCGTTTTTTAACCAGATAGTCCCGTTCATGAAAGAACATAAGGAATTCAAACTGATTTGTACCGGCCAGAAGTTTACGAAATTTGAATTGGACATGTTTCGCCAATATGGTCTTGAAGATAGAGTTGAAAATCATTATCTTAATGAAGACGGTTTGAACAACCTATACCACCATGCATTCTGTTTCGTGTTCCCAAGTGAATTTGAGGGGTTTGGTCTCCCGATTCTGGAAGCGTACAAGAATGATTGCCCGGCCCTTTTAAACAACATTCCGGTTTTTCATGAGGTTGCTGGCGATTGCGGGACATATTTTGACATCACGGACGGAAAATCACTGAACGAAAGTCTTGAACATCTTTTTGAGATGAAGGAAGATGACCGTAACGCGCTGATTATGAAGCAAAGGGAAAGATTGCCGCTTTTTACCGCTGGGAAGATGGCGGACGGCTACATAAACGTATATAAAAGTGTATTGAAATAATATGGAAGAGGAAAAGAAAGAAATTAGGACCTTACTTTGTTGTATTGGACGAAAGGAAAACCAGTACATTCGCGAGTTTGTTGAATATAATAAGATGGCTGGTTTCACCAATATCTGCCTTTTTGACAACAACTATGATGGTGAGGATGACTTCAAGGAGGTAATTGGCGATTATATTGACGAAGGATATGTCATTTTGAAGGACTATCGTAATCGCCAGGTGTGCCAGGTTGATGCTTATAACGAGTGTTACCGGGAGTATAAGGACCAGTATGATTGGATTGCATTTTTTGATTGTGATGAGTTCATTACATTCGGTTCCTCAGCGATTACCAGCGTAGGACAGGCATTGAGCGACGAACGGTACAAGGACTACGATATGGTACACGTTAACTGGCTGATGTTCAATGATAATGACCTTGTACACAATGATGGAAGGCCTGTTATGATGAGGTTCAATAAAATTGTGGAGCCTATTGATTTCAAACGGGCATATGATAATGTACCTGAGAATTTCCACGTAAAGACCATTGTTCGTGGCGGGCTGGATAATATAGTCTTCAAGAATCCGCACTCTCCGGAAAGTGGTAAGTGCTGCGATTCGGTTGGTAAAGAAGTTCCTGCTGATAAAATTTTAATGCCATATAACTATACTCAGCTCTTTGTTCGTCATTATAGTGATAAGACGATTGAAGAATATATTGATAAGCTCTTAAGAGGGTTTCCGGACCAGATATTGGGGAGCGACAAGTTTGATTATTTGTTAAAAACCAGATTCTTTAAGTCAAACAAGCCGACAAGGGAAAAACTGGCACTTGTAAAGGAGCGTTTAGGAATTGATTTGTTTAACTATTATCACATTGTTGAAGACCCGAATAAGTACGACAAGGGGGACGATGTTGAGAAGAGAAAGGACGTCCAGTTGTTCATGCTGTGTTTCAATCCAGTAGATTACGGTTTTGTGAATAATGAGATTATGACCCCTCTTCAGTGCGGAGCTGCGGTTAATAATAAGGACGTTTGCAAGCTCAAGGATAATACCGGTGAGAATATTTCATATCTGAACCAATATTATGTTGAGAATACTGGCCTTTACTGGATTTGGAAGAACGTCAAGGATGCGAAATACAAGGGACAGACCCAATATCGTCGTCGTTTTACAGAGATTGACGAGAATACGGACTTTGACAAGATTTTCAGTGAGTATGACATCATTTGCTGCAAGCCATATAACTTCCCGGAGAACGCAAAGAAGTTCATACCAGCAAACACTATTGAGGCTGGTTACGGTTACTCACACTGTATTGATGACTTGAAGACAATGGAGAGAATTGTGAAGGAAGTTCATCCGGACTATGCCGCAGATTGGGACAAGTACATCAAGAAAGGTGTTGACCTTTACTACAGTAACGGTTTCATTCTTCCGGAAGAGGAATATGACAAGTACTGCGAGTTCCTGTTTGACCTTCTGGAACGTTTTATGAAGAGAATTGGTGTAAGGGAATATGAAGACCTTATTCTTCACATTGGAAGAAACCTTGGGGCTGGCAGATATATCCGTTACGACGACCCGTTCAAGCTTTCGTGGAGAGAGGTTAAGTGGCAGGCTGAGATTTGCGGTTTCCTAAGCGAACGAATCCTGACGCTCTACATCCAGCACAATTTCCCGAAGCGTTATGAGATAGAATATACAAAAATGGAGGATATGCCGCTGTAATGAACGAAATTAAATACATATATGGCCCATGGTTTGGTTTAAAATTTGAGAAAGGAACAGAAATAGTCTTTGCCTTCCTGGAAGACCAGCAATGGATGAAGATAGAGCAAATATATTATGATGAACGCTTAGGCGAAGTCCGTTTTTGGATAGATGAAAATCCCGAGGTTTGTCATGTTAGGGGGTATAGTCTAGGTACTGTAAGGAAGTTTGGAATGGTTACAAGAAATTTTTTTGAACATGTTGGTGGAAAACAAGCTTGTATTGCTTTAGCCAATGTAATTTTGAAGGAAAACAAATTGGAGGATATGCCTCTTTAATCTAATCTATTCATACATACATCTAATCTATTTTATTTTTCTGGAACGGGTCTTTATGGCCCGTTTTCTCTTTTCTATTACGCTCCTAAATGTTATCTTGTAGTAAGGGAAAAATATAACAAAACTATTTATACGCAAAGAGTTTTACGATGGCTTTAACAACTGAAACATTTATAAAAAAGGCAAAAGAGATACACGGAAATAAATACGACTATTCAAAGGTCGTGTATACTGGCTGTCGTAATAAGGTTTGTATAATATGTCCTGAACATGGTGAGTTTTGGCAAGTACCTTATTATCATTTAGCTGGAAATGGCTGTAAAAAATGTTTTGACGAGAAAAGAAGGGGAAAGGGAAGACTTTTAACGACTGAAAATTTCATACAGCGTTCAAAAGTAATTCATGGAGAAAAGTATGATTACAGTAAAGTTGATTATATTGATTGTCGTCACGAAGTAACAATTATATGCCCGGAACATGGTGAATTTAAACAGAAACCATATAAACATTTAAACGGCCACGGATGTCCTTTTTGTAACGAAAAAAGCCTTGAAAAGGAGGTACGAAACTATCTGTCAAAAAGAAATATAACGTTTGAAGAACAGAAAAAGTTTGATTGGTTAAAATATCGCGGGGTGCTGGCATTAGATTTTTATTTGCCAGAGTCAAAGATAGGCATAGAATGTCAAGGTATACAGCATTTTGAACCGGTTGAATATTTTGGTGGACAATCGGGTTTTGATAACCAAGTAGAACGAGATAGGGTTAAAAGAGAATTATGTGAAAAAGCAGGAATTAGCCTATTATATTATGCTAATGACAGAAAAGAGTACCCATATGATGTATATACAAAAATAACAGATTTAATGAATTTTATTGAAAAATGAGCCTTACACAGAAGTATGGGATACGCTATCCGTTTACGCTTGAAAACGATGATGAGTTATACATGGACCTTAATGAAACAAAGGAAGAGTCTCTAAAAAGTAGACTTCTCCACGTTATATTCACCCCGAAGGGACAAAGGCTCCGCAATCCAGATTTTGGAACAGACCTCATCAAATATATCCACGAACCAGCCGATGAAACCACTTTTGAAAGGCTTCGCAATGATATAACTGAGCAGGTTTATAAGTATGTTCCAGATGTTACCTTCAAGGACATTTCTATCTACAACGACGAGAAGAGTGAGAATGGAAAGATTGTTATTATTCACTATACCATCAAGAAGGGCATGAAGGAGATTGAGCAGACCGCAGCATTAAGAGTATAAAAACAAGAAACATTATAGACAGATATGGAAAAAGGAATATCATACCTGAATAGAACATTTGACGACTACAAAAACGCCTTAAAAGATTTTTCCAGGAAATATTACCCGGATATGGCCACCGATTATAGCGATGCATCAATTGGGTCATGGCTTATAGATATTAACGCTGATGTGGCTGACAATCTGTCATATCATATTGACAGAGTTTACCAGGAAACGAACATTGATAGTGCCCAGGAGCCGAATTCGGTAATGAACATCGCCAGAAACAACGGAGTTAAGGTTCCAGGACCCAAGGGCGCTATGGCTGAAGTTCGTTTTACCTGCCAAGTACCGGTAGATGGGGATACTTACGCTAAGGAATATCTTCCAATCATCAAGAGGGGTACAATGGTTAATTCAAGTAGTCAGATTTTTGAGGTTATGTATGATGTTAACTTCGCTGAACAATATGATGAGTTCATGAGAAGCGACCGTACTATTGAACCTGTTTTGGATGCTAATGGTAATGTAACGAAGTACAACATTACGAAGCTAGCTGTTGTAACAGCCGGTGAGACAAGGGTTTACAAGAAGGCCATCAAAACAACTGACATTAAACCATTCATGGAAATAGTCATCCCAGTTGAGGGGGTTATGAATGTTGAAAGTATTATCATGAAGGATGGTGATGCCCTTACCTCATACCCTACATATGGACAGTTCTATTCATATGATGAGATTCTAAAAGATTCTGATGGGGAACCTTGTGAGGGCCTTGTCAGGTTCTTTGAAGTGGACAGCCTCGCGGAACAGTTCAGGTGGGGAGAAAGTCTTAACAAGAATAATTGTCCGGTTATCCACGCCTATGGGTATTTTGTAAAACAGAATGAAAATGACCCAGGAACTGTTTACCCAACCTGTCAAGTTACAAGAGGCGAGTGGAAGCCGGTTAAGCATAAATTCATAACCGAATACACCGATAATGGTTACTTGAAGGTCATCTTTGGTGCTGGTCTCAAAAGTGCTGAATATCCAGACATCAATAATATGACTGATTTCAGCAAGTTCTTGATTACCAGAACAATACGAAACAATTCACTTGGTGAACTTCCGAAAGCCGGTACCACAATCTTTATCCTTTATAGGGTCGGTGGCGGAAGTGCAAGTAATGTCGCTCAGGGAGCAATCTCGTCCATTTCAAAGCTCATGACTAATTTCCCGATGGGTGCAAAGGCCAGTGAAGCGACAAAGGCTGCAGTCAGGAATTCAATTACTGTTGTCAATACCACACCGTCTGTTTCAGGTAAAGATATGCCAACAGTACAGGAAATGAAGTATCTTATCAAATATAATAAGGGTGCTCAGAACAGGTGTGTAACAGTAAAGGATTATATTGACCGTGTTCTTATGATGCCGCCTAAATATGGTACTCCGTTCAGGGTTGGTGCTGCAGAGGACAACAACAAGATTTTACTATATGTCCTCGGGATTGATTACCAGAAGAAGCTTGATTCAGCCCTCCCAGCATTGTTAGCTGAAAATATCCAGAACTACTTGACGGAATATAGGATGATAAACGACTTTGTAGAAATCAAACCTGGACGAATCATTAATTTATCAGTTGAGATTGAAGTCCACGTTGACAAGAATTATAATATGAGCGATGTTGTCTCACTCATTATCAACAAGACTCAGGAATATTTTGACATAAACAAGAGGAATATGGGTGATGACCTGTATGTTGGTGACCTCAAGAAGGAGATTTCAAAGATTGATGGCGTTGCCAACCTTATTGACCTTCGTGTTTATAATGAGACTTGTGATGGCTATAGTTCAACCCAGACAAGCCAGGAGCTTTATGTTGGCGGTGACTGTAACAGGGCCCAAGAAGAAAAGGTGCCAGGAAGGTATAGGCTTGACCTTGAGGCTTCTGACGGTATCATTTACAGTGACGGAGACACCATGCTTGAAATTAAGTACCCGGAAAGAGACATCAGGGTATATCCGAAGGAGACTAAATAATGGCGTGTGCATGTAAGGTAAACCAGGAGATAGATAAGATAAACAAGTACTATTCCTACAATGGTAAAAACAGGGATAGTGAAAAGCCAAGGATGTCAATAAACAAGAAGGATGCTGTCATTACATTGTTTATTTACATTTTACTATTACCGTTAGTTCCTTTGATGATTGCTTTTGTGATATTGCATGCAATTTTTTCAAAGGACAATAAGATAAGTTTGGGTAATTTTTTAAGGTTCATACATAAGACAAGAAATGGCAGAAAAGAACAAATCATATAGAATAAGAACAACTGTCGGTCGTGAAACCGATAGTTTTCTTGATGTACATCTTGACCAGGATTATGAAAGTCTTGAAATCCTGTCCCTTAAGATAAGCGATAAGGATACATATAAACTTCATAACTCTGATTACGGTGTTATTGTTGGTCGTGTTCTCGCAAATGGCAACTTCGGTGTTCCAAATGCAAAGATAAGTGTGTTTATACCAGCAGATGAACAGAATTCCAATCTTGAGATGTGGAATCTGTATCCTTATACTTCAACGTCAACCAAAAATGAAAATGACATACGCTATAATCTTCTTCCAGATGAATCAGTAAAAGACTGTCATAAGGCTGTCGGTACGTTTCCACATAAGACGTTCCTTCTTGAAAATGATGCTCTCCTTGAGGTTTTTGATAAGTATTATCTATATACAACAAGAACGAATAATGCGGGAGACTATCTTATTTGTGGTGTTCCTACTGGTATGCAAACCCTTCATATGGACCTTGACCTATCTGACTGCGGTATTCTTTCCCAGAGGCCAAGAGACTTCGTTTATAAGGGTTACACCATTGAGCAGTTTGACAACCCTAACCAATTCAAAAAGGATGAGAACCTTGATAGCCTCGCACAAATTTTCAGTCAAGACCAGCCGGTTTATGTTCAGCCGTTCTGGGGAAATGAAGAAAATGGTGAGGAAATCGGTATAACCAGGGCCGACATCCAGATTTCATTTAAGTTTGAGCCTACTTGTGTATTCATGGGTAGCGCAATCTCTGATAACGCGTCAAACGGTGTCGGCAAGAAGTGTGTTCCTACTAACCAGATGGGTGCCATGGACGAGCTTACCGCTGGCGAGGGTACGATAGAAATGATTCGTAAGACTCCAGGAGGACATGTTGAGGAATTTGCCATCAAGGGTAACCAGCTAATCAACGGAAATGGTGTCTGGTGTTATCAGATACCGATGAATCTTGACTACATGATGACCGATGAATATGGTCATATGGTTCCTACTGATGACCCTGAGAAAGGTATTCCGACAAGGGCCAGGGTTCGTTTCCGTGCCTCCCTCACCGACATGGAAGGAAGCTCGCAGAGTTATTACAGGGCTAAGTACCTGATTCCGAATAATCCTGGTGTTGATGAGAAAACTGTGGATTATAATTTCGGAACATATACAGAAGAACGTTCATACAGAGATTTGTTCTGGAATGGTGTTTATACGGTTAAGTCATATATTCCTCGTTTCCAGAAGTCAAAGAGATGGAGAAGCGAACGGTTTTCTGGAATTAAGGGGTGCAACTACTATGGCAACAATAATCCGATGCCGTATAACAATATGCGAATCAGGTTGCCATTTATGTTTACGGTTCTTTGTATCTTTGTAAAACTTTTCATTAAAATTGTTACATTGGTCAATCGTATTGTCGCTGGCGTTCTTAGAATAATCATTGGTGTTTTTGAGCTTGTCCTGTCGCCAATAAAATTGATTGGTACCATTATTTCAAAAATACCTCTTGTTCGTGGTTTTGGCAAGAAAATAGTTGACTGGGTTAATGATACAATCAACTGGGCAATCAATAGCTTTGTAAAGAAGTATGGTATCCACTGTACATACATAGGTGATGGGTTATGCCCGGATATGGAAGGGTGGTATTTTGCGCCTGGTTGCGGTTCTGGTTTGAAAAACAAAAACCAAGCAATCAAGGATGCACTATTGATGAATACGTTAGCTGCTGCGACAGACACTGGTGAAAGCCTTGAAGAAGCAGACGATGATACAAAAGAATCACTATCTTCAACCGAATTCATAGATGAGACTTCAACTGATAGCCAAAACATTTCAGCATCTGAAAAGGAAAGTGCTTGCGTTACCGTTGATGTTGATTACCTTATGAATTGTTTTGAAATGAACCTTGCCCAGGAGTATAGAGTTATCAAATTTGATTTCTATAATGACTGGGTTAATGGTGTTCTTTTCTTCCCTCGTTGGATGAGGAAAGTAAAGAGGAAGAAGAAGTATAAATTCTCTTTAAAAAACGGAATATCAACATATTATAAGGATAAAGTTCAGGGTTGTATGAATGCCGAGACTTCCAGGGTTAAAAAGTCAAGGTACTATACACAGCAGTGCTCTCTTGAATATAAGCAAGAACCAAATAAGCCTTGGACTGAAATTAAAACAAACAAGTCTTGCTTCCGCTCAAATTCTATTGCCGGTGCCATAAACTCAATGGCTGGCGTTGATGTTGTTCCTTCAAAATGTCATAAAAAACCAGGAATGGACCAGTCTGCTATTTTTGGCAAAAAGTCCGGACTTGTAACGGAGGAGACGACAATGCTCGGCCAATATGTCTATTATTTGAAGCCGTGCGAATGGAAAAGCACAACAAACGGTGATTCAAGAACACTTTTGTTTGCAACAGACCTTGTTCTCTTAGGTACTTTGAATGATTGTGACGAAAACGGTATACCACAGGCATTCAAATACCTTAACAATTCGTCATACATAATGCCAACCAATCTTGCATTGACAACAATGGATGACGATGCCTACATATATACAAACAATGGCGGTACTGTTTGTTCTTCTGGTGCAAAGACAACCGGAGGAATACAGGGTTCAGTAAAAAGAGTTACACCTGATTTTCAATCCACAAACTGCGCCTATACAAAGACGGAGTCTGACCAGGTTGATTATGGAGAAAGCGATGACCCTATTCCTGTTACTGAATCGGCTGGTATTACTTGGAACTATTCAGGACCCGGCCAGGACGATGTTCAGAGTGGTTTACTTGAAGAGCCAGGTAAATTGTTACAACGTCTGTTTGGCGGAGGAAATAAGCGTTATAAGTATCTGTACTATCCTGGTGGCCACTTCTTAAGCCTGTCTTGTGTTAATAGTGATTCCAACATTAAGTCTTGCGTAAACCTGAAAAGAATATGCGAGCTTGGCGCCACCATGTCTCAGAGAAGAGAAGAAGTCAGAGGCTACGACGATAATGGTAACCCGACATACAGATACTACGTTCCAACTGGTCTTATCAGCAATGTGGATATAGAAAGTGCTGCATTCCGTTCAATGTTTGCAACTCTTAATCACAATAAGTTGGTTGCAACTGAAAAAAACGAGACCACTGGATATAAGAAATACAACTTTAGGTTTTTACGTCCAGACGGTTTTGATGGGTCATTGGCTAAGTATGTCCATGATACTGGCTCACCTTATAACAAAGTAGTTAATGAGAGACCAGAGGATAATTTCTTGACAGACGCTTCTGACTTTTTCAGAAAGATTTCGTTAGGGCTGTGGGAAGAGCCTCTTGATTACGACAAGTATGAGGTTCAATATACTGAAAGAAGAACAGTTGAGGATAGCATTGATGATTATTATATGTTCAGATTCGGCTTGAATAGTTTCGCAAATAATGAGCAAAGGAAACATTTTTTGCTCTACAATGGCGGAGCATATTCAATGCCGCAATATGAAAATTCATTTTATTTCTATTTCGGTTTAAGGGATGGTTCTACAGCACTTGATGAATTTAAGAAACAATTTTTCAGCGAATGCCAGTCAAATAATATTGTTAAAACACCAACCTTAACAGTAAAAGAGAAGATTAATCCGGATAATCTTGAAGGTAGTGCAAGTGTAATCATAGACAACATGGTTGCACCGTATACTTATACTCTCAAAGATAATACTCAGGCAAATAGTGGACAACAAACCGGCGATGATAAAATTGGGCCCTACACTACAGATAATGATATCATTAATTTTGTAAGCGGAAAAACACCAACAGAACAGTTTTCTGGTTTCACAATTGGGCACGAATATACCATTACGGTAACCGATTCACTTGATAACACAGTTTCAAAAACCTTTACATTTGGTGCATCGGCGGTAAAGGTTGACCTGCAAATGATACACTTTAGAACAAAGGGAAATGGACCTACAAATGACCCGAGAAAGGGTGGATATGTAAAAATTAATGATGCTGTAACAATTCTGAAGAAGGGGTTTAAAATCTCGGAAGGCAACATAAGTTTTGCATACAAGCTAGTTAGCGAAACTACATGGCATGATTTTTCCAATTCAAGAAATTATGTTGACGAGGGTGGTGATACTTGGTACTTGTATTATTTACCAAAAACCGGTGTTTATGAGATTGCACTTAAATACAATGGGAACATTGTATCAATTTATACGGCTGCAATGGAGGATAACACAAAAGTAAATCTTTTTGTATCCTGTGATTATCTGGCATATAAACCGGAATATAATGTCCTTGAAGAAACCTATAATCCGTGTTGTAACAACGGAAATGGGTTAAAGGATTATTCAGAAAGTGATTGGTATAATGGCGCTCCATTCCAGGGTATACCGGAAGAAAAATGGTTGATGAGGCATTCATACTATAGACAGACTGCGAATGATAATCTCGCTTACGATAGCTATATCTATACGAAGGGCAGATATGAAATTGCGATATTTGGGCAACCGGAAAAGGGCTCAAATATCCCAACAGCCGAATTAAATGGAAGAGCCTATGATAGAGAGCACAATCCATCCGATAGACCAAATAGCTACTCAAATAACTATGAACAGTTTGCTGGCTATGTAGTTGATGATACATACACGTTTATACCAACAATGTATTATGACTGGCAACCTGAAGTTGCGAAGGGGGAAGGCCCAAATACGTATAGGAATGCCTTTGATGCAATGTCGTATAGCAGCGACGGGCGAGCTGCTGCAGACGCACTGAATGCGAGCATAACCGATTATGAATATGACAACGGAAAAATTACACTTACGTTTACAGATAATTCCGGAAAGCTAATTCGGGGCCACGGTGCTGTTGTTGTGTTTGAAAACGGTATGATAGTTTTCCCGGTTATTTCTGGGGGTGGACAAATGATAGCGTTTGACTATGATGTTTATCCGAATAGAGGACTTCTTCCTGGTGGAGAAACTGGAACAGTATTTACAAACCTTCTTGGCATGGCAACAATATACCCGACGCTTAGGGTTCCGAGTATGTATAAACCGTTCTATGGAATAGTTTCGGCTGCGACATGGTGTATTCAAGATTTAACATTAACGACCGACGATAATGGCGAAGCTGTTCTGGAAAGGAATGACCTTCCGTTATCCTATAAAGTTGAGGGTAATGTATATAATGGCTTAACTCTTGCTGATAGCTTTGCGAGGGGTGAGACAAATAACACTTACGGAGTAACCTTTGATACATATCTCATCTTTAAGGATAGCCCTCGTTTCTGGGAAGGCTTAAGACCGCCAAGCAGAGGGGGGTTAGTATATGAAATCCAAACATCTAGCGACCATGTACCAAAAAGGAAAATAGAATTTGGGCGCAGGGAAGAAATGACCACTGAGAAACAGAACGATAAATTATGGCCATTAAAATACGATAACATAGGTGATGGTGATAATCCTTCAGATAGGTGGCAAACGGATAATGAAGAATTTGCATTTGGTAGGCAAATAGTCAGCCCGGTGTGCGCAGAGACTGGAGAAAACATAAAAGACTTTAGTACCATTGAATATGCAATTAAGGAAAACATCGGGAGCAACTTGCCAAACAATGTTTATACTGAAAGATATGATGGAGGAAAAATAGACCAGGCTTTACTTAAAGACTCCTGTTCAATAGCCAATGAATTCCACAAGGGCCTTAAATTAAAAGCTTTTGATGGAAATCCAGGCGGTGGTATAAATGGTCAGTGTACAATTTTTACTGACGAGGCTTTGCCAAGTAAACAAACAGAACTGTTTTTATCCACTACACAGATGTTTGATGTTGGCCCTGGCCCTATGTATTTAGATGATAGTAACGAGCGTTTTTATTATGGTGCATATAACGAGAATATAAAGTACGACCAAAAGGGAAAGGCAATAGCAGTCAGACGTGTTTCTGGACTTGGTGGTGACTCGTATCAATTCTCAATGACCCAAGAAAATGGTGCCAAAATCAAGAAGAAAGTACCTATTGGCCCTGTTGCATGGGAAACACAACCAGAACAAAGAAACGCAAAAATGAAAGGTGAGTTTGATTTGTATAATTCTGGTGTTACCCTGTATCATCGGTATACACTTAAGAAAAAATACAGGAGGGATATCAAGAGTATAGGAGATGAAGTAGCAAGTGCAACACCAGCCACAGTTACAGTTCCACAAAAAAATGGAACTATTTTCCAAGGAACGGAATACAAAACACTGATAGCCAGGTATATAAAACCTGATGACAGAACAAAAAACAAGCTTACAGTTTACAGGTTATATCCAATAGAAGCTTTTGATATAATATATCCAGCAAATGAAGGTGGAATTGAACCATATCTTCAGGCAAATAGTGGTAATACATACTCCAAGGAAGCACAAACGATAACCATTACAATTTCAACAAATGTTAAATTTAGTGGTTCAACAGGGGCAAATTGGGTTAAGTTCGTATCAACAAGTTCAACGGCTTCTGGGGTATTTGATTCAACAGTTACGAGTATTTCGCTACAAATTGATGCAATTCCAAATAGTGACAATAATGATAGGTGTACCACTGTTTCCTTAAGCTGCGTTGAACCCGGTGTTGAAATAACTCCGGAGACTAGAGATAGATTAACAGCATCTATTGAAATCTGTCAAACCAAGGATGAAATTAAAGAAGTCAAAGAAGAACTTGAAGAAGATATGCAGAATATGTATACTGATTTGGAAGGCCAGATTCGGGAACTTAGTGGCAATACCGGTAATGGCGGAACATCAGGAGGCGGAGATTGATAAACTTTAAAAGTTAAAACTATGCAAAGAGAGTTTTTACAAGAGAAGAGCTTAAATAGAAGTTTGGATAATGCGGAGAAGTCACTTAATGTTGACCTCTCCGCCAAATCCAAGCTTATACCCTATTCAATGACAGCATCAATGCTTGGCCTAAACGATTTGTATATAGAAGAAAGAGATGCATGCGAAAATTATAGAATGATTTTCACTGTTAACCCAATATGTACAAACGTTCTATATAATGCCATAACTGAGCCTGTATATAGAGAAGGAAGTCTTTCAGCCGTTTGTCTTTCCTATGATGAGATATTCAAAGAAGAGGGCGTAGAAGGGATAAAGAGAGACGGCGCTCTTTTCAATGCTATTTTTCCGGATGGAACGTTAAATCAAAGTGGTAATGTTATAGACCAAATATTTGCTGTTAGAGATACTGAGTTGTCACACGAGAAAATTGGAGATTTCAAATATCATTGTGGATACGACATTTTTAATAATCATCTTTTAAGAACCGATGATTTTGAGCATGTTAAAATGGAAACCAACAATGAAAATGAAGAGGTTTTCAATACCATTTTTGACTTTGCTATTGATTATAGTGGAAAAACAGTCACTCGCGTTCTTGGGGAGAGTGACGGTCCACTAAAGATTCATCCTATACAAGCAAGAGAAAAGGTTAGAATGTATCAGCTAGATAATATCAAAACCATGAACAAAGCGTTTTTTGATGAATTAAGAACCGTTGATGGTTGGTTTGGGTTTTATAATAAGGGATATATTAATATTCCTAATGCTGAACTTGCGGATGAAGAAATATCTTTGAATAGAATATTGAATAACGAAACCCCGTGCGGTTTTATTGACCTTTATCCAGACCGTTCACTATATAGCTTTATTCCGAAGGTTAACCGTTTCAAAAAGAGGCTGGAACGAAATTGGGACTGTGGAATAGCTTACCCATATAAGAGTGACACTGATATGTTTAATAGGATTATGCTTAACTTTTCTGGCACGACTGATGAATGGGAAAATCAAGAAACAGGAGCCGGTTGGAAAAAAGATAATCCATCAAAAATACCAAACGCGGTAAGAATACTTGAGGCTAGAATAACATACAGTAATGTCGGTGATGAAATTATTGAAATGCATTCATTACTTAGGCACACGTTACAGCCCGGAGACGAAATACGTATATTTTATACCATTTCTGATTACGCAGAAGGAAAGTATGAAGAAATCTTCCGTTATTCTTCGCCGGTAAGAGTTATAACTATCGGCGATGTAGAAGGTAACAATGTTGATAGAGTTTTTTGTGTGAAACTGTATGATTTTAATTCTTTTTGCGGTATTTTGGAAGAAGAGATAACTGATGCAAACGGAAACACAAAAAAAACAAGAAAACTGGTTTTGAAAAACCCAGATGGAAGCTTAGGGGATAAACCAGTACAGTTTTTCTATCGCAAAATAGAGGATGGTTGCGACGACAAATACTATTTTAGAAAATTTAAAGTATTCAAAAACTTTGAATATGTTCAAGTTTTGAACTGCCAAGAGATAGAAAATAACCAGGCAATAGAAACAAAATGTACGGAAGAGGAGTGGAAAGAGTATAATGAAGCTGTAGCACAAGCGATAAAGTTGATAAAAGAGCCAACTGTCATAAACGACAACAACCCGAAGTATATTCGCATAGGAAACGACTATTTCAAGAAAATAGTAAGGCCTCTGACATATACGCAAAATAAGATTGCTTTTGCTGAAAACATTTTCGGGGACAGAGTTGCGCAAGTTATATTTAACGACGACATATCTATAACCGGACTGAAAGACAATCTTGGTCGCCCGCTTTCTACGTTGTATTTTACCACAGTTAAAACAAATCGTGGTTATAAAGAGTGGTACAATAGTGGAATTACGTCGGCAGATACTATTGAGTATTCTCATTGTTTTGGTGATGTAACTTCTGGGCTTGATTTACCAGAAGACAGCGGAGCAACAAACTACAATGTGAGAAAACTGCATAATGTATTTAGTGGCGAGTGCCAAGCTCAGGCGGATTACTTGGAGGGACTAATGTTAGCTATGGAAGATGCACCGGTCGGTGATTTCATAGACGGAACTCCAATACCAATTGAAAGTGGTATAACACTTAATGATTTTGACGAATTTTACGGCGACATTATTGAGTTTAGTAAGGTGAATTTCAGTGAAACCACAATAGAAAAGGTTTATCATAGATTTAATACCGCACAAAGAGAATGCCTTCTGAATAAGAAGTATTATGACATTTTTTATGATGAATTGACAGGAGACTTGTTTGATGTAAATCAAGGAGACGATTATACTAAATAAATATGGCAACAAGAAGACAAACATATATAGACCCAGAAATAGAGCCAAGAGTAGTGGCGCAACCGCTTGTTTTGGGTGCCCAAGCAGAAGAGGGAAACCATCAGGATTTTTTCTCCATCTACACTTATGCCCTTAACCGTAAACCAAGCGAAGATACCCCAATAGAACATAAAAATAAAGGCGGTATTGAGGATGAAGAAACAAACAAATATAGTTTTCCTGGCAATATCGCCCCGGAAGGCTATTTTTATTCGCCATTTTACGAGATAACGCTAAAAGAACTTGATGACGAACTTCAAAGTATAACCACCAAAAGAATAAATTTTGTACCAGCTGATGCTGAATTTGCAACCGCGAATACTGAGTTTTACTATCCAGAGATGGGGTTTTTTGGAACAAAAAAACTAAATAAAATAACAGTTACGTCCCCAATAAGCTATGATTTTTTAATAGGACAGCCATTTTCTATATATGATGCTATGGACGATGTCACATATCGTGGGCATTTGGATGGTTTTAGCTCAAGTACTAATGGCTCTAGAGTCTGCATAGCAACCGAGGCTAATATTGACCCAAACGGGCTTAAAGGACGTTCTGAAGGTTCAAATGGCCGTAGTCAATACATAATTTCTTTACTTGAAGAGAATGCACCAGAATATGCTGAATACATTCCTTCAACTGGAAAACTCGTATGGCGAGGGCCGAAGAAAATGTCTGACCTTTCAAGTGACTCGCCAATATATAACATGCCGTTTACAAATGGCCGTCATTATATTCATAGAAATTTAAACGTTTTTGTTAGAAGGCAAGACCCTCATGGTGGATACAAATTATATAGGCCATCTATAAAAAATCCACTTCGTAGGTTCCAGATAGCTGGTGATGCTAAACTTGATTTTGACTACATCCAAACGATAATTGATTCAATGGTAGACGCTTGTTAATATGAAAACATTCAAGATTGCGAAGAAAACAAATGAAGTCGTTACGACAGTTCCGCTTGACTATCAGCAAATAGTAACGAGCGGAAACGACCTGTGTCTCATCATTAAAAAGGATAAGGCCATGGAGCTTATCCCTGGAGGAAAAATTCACTTTGAAAAGTTTGCCAGCGGAAATACGGGCCAAATGCTTAAAGTCTGCGAAGAAGATGCTGACATTAAAAATGTTGTTGATGTTGGTGATACCAGATACGTATATTTTGAGTATGTCTATATCAAGCCACTCACTTTAGCATCATTTTCAAGAATAACATCTGGTGATGGGTTCCAATATAAATTATACTTTACATCTGACCACCATATGCTGAGTAATGGCAATTGCAAACAAAACAGTTTATGTGACCTTACAAATATGGTATTTTATGTAAGGAGAGGTGGAAATGTTCTTGAGTTCTCCGGTTTGGGTGCGTGTTTTCCCGGTGAAGTAGTAAGAGGGTGTAGTGTTGAAAATAATGACGGATACTGCTGTGATGATACCCAGAAACTTTTTAATTACGAGACAATGGAGAGAAACAGCATTCTTGCAAAGACCATGCGTACCGTTGGTGGAACCACATTTAATCCGGAACCAGGAGATACTGTCCTTTTTGCAACAAATCCTTATTTCCACACACAAAAAAATGGAAATATTGAATTATACGACTGTCCGGGTGAGATAGTAAACGTTTGCAAGTATGTTGATTTCATGGGTCTTGACATTGTCCTTGAACAGGATTATGATGCTAAGAGAATGTTTCAGGAGTATCAGGTAAATGAACTATTCGTAAAGAAGATTAAAAGCAGTATCATACCGGACTTTATTGACCTTGAAAAGGTTAAATACGCTCCAGCATTTTTTGAAACAAAGTTAAATGAGGAAACCGAGGACGATACGGGGGATACCATAACGATAACACACCTTGCAACTGGTCTTACATTCAATATGCATTTTAGGACGAGAATATCTGGCGGAACTATTGAAAATGAGGAAGATTATGACCCAGATGTTCTTGAAGCGATGTTGGCGCATAGCTTTGAGGATACATGGCATTTTAATGATGAGATGAACACGTGGAATGGTAATGGATTAAAGGACCCACAAGTAGAAAACTCTGGAGAAATTGAAAGGGAACACCTTTATGATGATGAGAATTTCGTGAATTCATCTAACCTAATTGGCTATCTTGGATTTACTGACGACGACATATACAATCAGAAAAATAGAGTAAAACAATCATTTATAAGATTGTCGTTTTATGATGATGACAACCCGTTAACTCAGAATTTGTTATGCTATTCAACTGTTTTTCTTGATAGTGGTGACCTTTTCGGAAAATATGTCAAAAGAAAAGCGTGGCTTGATGAGATATCTTTTGAAAAAGATGATGAAGAATACAATGTTCAGATAAATCCTATTGTATGGAATCCAACAGCTAAAACAGACCCATGTAGTGCCGTAACTTGCCAATTGATAGTTAATGATGAATATGACATGACAAGGTCTGGTGAAGGCTTTAATCTATACCTTTTTAGAGAAGACGCACCTGTTGAAAATGAGGTGCAGAATATTTATATGAAGGTTGAATTTAACCATGCTGGGATAGGAAGAACGGTTCCTTTAATATTTTGGAGGAAAGATAAGGATGGCAAGGCGGAAACCCTGACAATGAAGAATTATTTGGATAATCTCTATATTCCGATAGAAATATCTCTTAGCGATAGAGGTTATGTTTATAGTTTTCCTGATGCAATTTCTGCGGAAGTTGATGGTGGGAGATGCAATGGAATTGTGTGGGAAAATGAGAGATTGGTGCTTAACCTATTTGAGCCAATGATAGAACCAGAACCGGAAATTTAGTACGATGGATTATATTAAGAAAATAATATGCATTGAAGGTGCCAGGACACGTACTCAGGGCCTTATGCCTTACTATGAATTCGGAAAAGAATATAGTGAGCATAAAGGCGGTGGGTGTGGCAGCATATCATCTCTTGGCCTTAAAAAAGCCAATGGAGACAACGGAAACTGGGGACATTTTGTAGCTAATCCGTGTTTCCTTGGCACCGGTAAAACCTATGAAGGCATGTTACACGCATATTATTCACTCCTTAACATGATTCGTGATGGCGTTAAACTTCGTAAGGTTGAAACAAAGGAAGGGGAGATAATTTTCACAGAGGATGTAGGGGCTTTTGAATGGAACAACCAGTGTTTTGAAGGTGGTGAAGAACCAGAAACCCTATATGTTTATGCAGCTTATGACACAAAAAATTTCTATTCAACAGATATAGAAAGTCTGAGAGAAGAAACGAAACACATATATCGTTCAAATATAGATGTAAGTGATGTTTTTATCGTTCTAATTGAAGATTTTGAGAAGTTTAATAGACTAGCTGCATATTTGGATGGAACGGGGTATTCACAACTCGGAACCGGAATAAACATTGGAAATGGGAATTCACACCTTAAGTGGGCTAGGTATTGCCAAGTTATAGACTTCTGTATTGGGAAAATAAACATACCGGCAAGTATCTACAACAAACACATAAAGGTACCGAAGTCAATGCCGTGTGCAGATGTAGAGCCTTATATTGAATGGCTTGAAAATTATGAGACACTTTCTGCTGATTGTTGCAATGCCAGACTGTATGAAGACATGGGTGGAAAGGAATTCCTCAATTATTTGAAAAATACAGCAAGAGGGAAATGTTCAGCAATCAGAAACAAGCTTGAAAGCATAGATTATCGGGTGCCATATATTTCCATGCCGCTTCTTCTCACACAGAACACGACTGATGTAGGTGTTTTGACAAATATTGACGGCGTTAAATATAAGGATAACGAAAAGCGCCCACACCACGATTTAACAATGCCAACGGGTTTCACGATTGATGATATTCATATGGGAACAGGCGTTGTGTCTATCAACAATCCGATTGAGGTTGAATCTTTGTTGAACACGCTTAGGACACCGAAAAAATACACTGATGACAAAGATAATGTACTACCCGGACTTTTCAGAAAATTTGGGAATCCGGCTGGCGAAATGTATGCTTGTGTAAAACGTTCCAATGAAAAATTTTATCAACTGACAAAAGAGCCATACGTTATAATAGAAAATGGTCAGAACAAAACATATTGGCGTGTTATCTATACCGAAGCGACAATGACAAGGGATGACATCTATGGGCTTAACAATCTAAATCATTCTGAACTTCCCGGTCCGTTAGCAATAAGTTTAACTGAAGAGCAAGCCAATGAAATCATTCAGGAACAGCAAACACATTATCAAGACGTAGAAAAAAGTGCACCAAGCAACCCATATGTTTACAAAATATGTGTCTCGCTAGCTAATTGGGAAATGTACGATATTGGCGGAGAGCCACAAGATAGCGTTAATGGGGATGGATTACAAAGCCAGGATGTATCCCAAGGCGGAACAAGATATCCGGCATCTGGGGAAGAATGGAGAAACGCAAGTGGAAAAGTATATCGTACGATTACGGCACAGGATGCTGGTATAAGAATAGCCGAAACGGAGGAGGAAGAAACAGGTAATTATGTACCTAAGGATTATCACTACTTTTTCTTCGTCAAATACAATAATACTTCCAGTTCCCCAATGGAAATTCCGTTTAAGGTCGGAAATACTGCAAATGTATATCTTGTATCGGAAAACATATATCGCGGTGATTTTATTACCAATATAAGCACCACCGGAGGAAAGATAAAAATTGAATATGTGATTGGTGGCTATTTCCGGGGCGATGAACACGGCAAATTCATAAGTCGCATGTATCCGCAAAGTGGAGACGAATATTATGAAGAGTATGTATTGGATGAAAATCACGTTGACCTCGTAGCTCTTGATGGCGTTGACAACGTTAAGATTTATTCAAGATACATTGATTTTGAAGGTGCGGCCAAAGAATTTTATAGTCCGAGATATAACCTTTACAGAACAGGAAACACCGCTTATATTACCAGGCTTACAACCGGTGATATTTGGAGTAAAATAGGTTATGACGCATATTTGGCTAAGGAAGACTATTTGACAGGGTTCTCGTTACCCCCTAAGGTTGATGTAAATGTAACGGTAGACAGGGGCGGTGTATCTGTCTTTGAGAAACATTATAAGCTTGCAGAATGTAATACCATGCAAGACCTTGTGAATTATGGAAATAACTTTTTTAACTTATAACAGAAATGGCTGGATTATACGGAACAGTTAGGTCAGCGTACATAGACCCCCAAAAAGACGCAGAACTTTTTTATTTTTACAGACCAAACAGAAGCACGACAGATGAGGATTTTACAAAGTTTAAAACCCTGGATGCTTCCAATTTGGTTCCATCACACGCAGACGGGGTGTCAAAAAATGGCATTGAGGACGTACTTCCGGGTATGTTCAATCTTCGTCTTCCGCTTGACGTATTCAATGATACTGGAATTTATACGGTTTATATTCGTCCAAAGGAAATAATTACAAATCTTGTGGATGTTAGTGTTCTTGCTGATTATCCGGAAATCAGGGGCGTAGTCATTAAAAAGGGCCTGGTTGAGGGGGAGACAGACCTGACCGGTTACCGCATTGAGTACTTTGATGGTGAAAAAAGAACAGACAGGGCGTTTATCATTACGTCCTGCAATTTCTGCAAGCCAATCTGGGTCAGCGTGTCCGATTCAGCCAGCATGCCGAAGAGATATCAATATGCGGATAGCTCATGCGACCTGCTATTCTGTACGTTAACACCTTGTTCTTACGGGGATTACAGCCCGAATGTTGCCCCAAACATTGGCACTGGTGTTGAAGAGAAAGACAAGGTGGCAATCATCAACACAAAGTTCAGTCCAGTTATGATTGAGATTGAGATGGTTGAACATGATGCTGAGACTATCACTACGATGCTTGAAGGTGATACAATTATGGACCACGATAACGCAATCATGACCCACTACAATGAGAATAAGGAAATCTACCAGCAATATGACTTCTATGAACAGAAAAACTCGCTGGGTGAACCTTTATACAGTGTTAAGAGAAAGAGAGAGAATATTGACAGCAGTGAAGATTACGATAATATAGTTGGCTAATAATCATGGGAAGGTACATTACAACAAAGGCAGACTTCACATTACGCAGAAAACACAAGAAGTATTCTGGCGCGACGATTTATGAGAATGATTACACGACCATAAATCCAATGCCGAATGCACTTAAAGGTGAATACGTAATTGGAGATTCGAATTTCGTGTTTACTTCAAGACTCGGTATAAACGGACAAAAGAAACACGTCAGAGGAAAGTTCGTGCCAAATCCAAGTGGCACTACCGAAGAGGGTGGCGCTTGGACCATTGACACCATTATAGACAGCGGAATTACCAATGAAACGAGGATTAGGCTTAAACCCAATTATACGAGCATCAGGGATTTTGCTTGTTATGGCTCCGCCGTTAAACTTATCCAAGGTACTATTAACGGTGTCATAATGGACTTTCCGGCTGAAATGTGGCTTTCAAATAGCCAGATAGCTTTTTATGGTCCAGATGATGGTAAGGCTGGATATAGTACAAACGACACAAATGCGGAATATTATAAATTATGCGGTAATACATACACCCTCATTGAAAGTGAAGAGGATATGGATGCAATGTATTCCGACACCGCCGCCACAATCGTAACAGCAACCAGTCTTCCGATAGAAATAACAGATGATTCCCCAAGTTATGTAAAAGTAGTTGCTATTCTGGAAAACCTTCTTTACAATGAATACGCGATTGACATAACAACAAAAAATATTCAAGAGACTAGTGTTTATAATCCACTTCGTTATTTTGCTCTGTGTGGCTCAAGTTATAATCTTTTGGTTGTTGATGAGGACGGCAAAGAAACTGAATATCCATTTATTGGTTATGATGTAAAAAATGTCGCCCTTGGTGAGTGTTATGGCGGCAAAGATGTTGAAGTTGATAAATTAGCAGAGATAAAACTTAATTTTTCTGGCATCACCGTTTGTGTGAACGAATATAAAGATTATACTGATGGGTCAGTATATTACACATATAGTGATTGCGGTAAACCGGAACCGCCAGCGCCAGACCCGGAACCACCCGAACAAATAATTACTATATATGGAGATTTTGAGCAATTGCCATATGAAGAGGTTCTGAACTCGGTTCAGCCAACTGAGGAAACTGACGAAATTCGGAAAACCAATGGCAAACGCGTCAAAAAGGCGCCAATTATTTTAGGCGCCGGTGATGTTATTAACCTTTCCGGTGCGCATATTCGCCCCAAGAAGGAAATTGTTGAAGAGTATTTCCGTACATGTGACGATTTTACTTACGTTTTACTGGATAGGATGTCAAAACCGATTTATACAGCAATCTTTGAAACACCGAAGGAGGTTGAAACTGGCTATATTTATGATATGGTTTCATACACCTGGCCATCACTTCTTGGTGGCTATAACCCAGATTTAAGTGGCCCGTACTATTCATATGTTGAATCTCTTATTGCCCTTGCCGAATACTATGATGAATTCCACTGCGATAATATGTGGAGGTCACTTACTCATGAAGCAATAAAGACACTTGATTTGACTTATGTTTCAAACAGCGATGGCGATATTCAGGATATGAGTACAATAGACACATCCAGAATTGAGCCAATCACAAAGATTTATGGCCGACAGTTTGATGACCTTAAGCGTTATGCTGATGCTATAAAGTCCATAAATACAATCACTTACAACCAGAAATCAAATACGCCGGATTATACACTCACTGATGTTCTTGAGAACACAGGTTGGGAAACAAAGACCCTCAAATTAACTGACGACAACAAGCTTTATACCAAAACCTTATATTCTGGCCTTACTTCCGGATATACGTCAAGTGATGCAAACAATGAGTTCCTTCGTCGCCTTAAGCTTAATTCACAATATCTGTTCTCAGCCAAGGGTACCAGAAAGGGACTTGATGCAATGTTGTCAATGTTTGGATTTACCCCGGATGAGTACAAGATTAGAGAATATGTTTATGTATTTTCAGCTACAACATCCCAATTCCCGCATTTTTGTAATGATACTGATGGGAAATCTTTTGCATATCCATTAGCGAAAGATGTTGCAACAGTCAACAAATATAAGATAAACTTCAATTCATTTGACCCATATGGTGAATATTGTGGAATTCCAGTCACTGAAGTTGGCTACTGGAAAGACGGGGAAGATTATTCATACGTGGTTCCATGGTATTCACAAGACAAAACTTATGACAACGGCCTTTATTTCCAGATGCATGGTGGCTGGGGAAAAAGAAAGAAGATGGATATTGACCTTGAAATTGCACCATCAATCACCCAAATAACCGGAACTGATGCCGTTCCTCTTTATATGGAGACTCAGGCAAGGCTTAAATTTGCAAAGGATTTTGATGAGCTTCTCCAGGAGGCCTTTGCTTCATCAAACACCAACGATGTATTCTATGTGACTGATATTTCAAACATAGAAGACATGTATAGTGGCGACACTGCTGGAAAAAACAATGCGTCGCACTATTTTGTTCTTGATAATGTTGAGCTTAATCAGTTCTTGGGATACAGTTCTGAATTGGGAAAATACGGTTGGAGAAGCATTCAGAAAAATGAAATTGTAAATAATACAACATCTGCCGGTACGCTTGTCCTTTATTTGGAATCAATTAAGGATGATACTACGGGTAATAACCCTCATATCGGAAACGGAGCCTATGATGATGGCCTGGCTTATGTAAGTGGTATGTCCGAAATATTTGCCTGGTCGTTGGTTAACAAGAATTTTATAGGCATTGATGACGGTACTTGTAGCAAAATTAAAAAATTTGTTTTTGACCGGGTCAGACAAGAAGATAATAGGAAGTGCTGGTTCTTTACCGATGACTATAATTTCAGATATGGTAAAAACGTAAAGTATCTCACACAAGATGGGAAACCGGCCAAAGAATCTGACTGTGGAAATCCGTGGTCAGCGGGTTCGGAAACCATCGTATTTAAGGAAGTTGATGTTTCTGATAAAATCTGTGCAATAAAGAGGTGCCATGACAGGAGCTCAGAAAAGAGAATCATAGATGGTGATGATTCTATAGAAAATTGCACCAAGGATTTAGACTACGACGTATTTAAGATGCTTTCAACGGCGGACGACAACGGTCTTTCAGCTGTTGGCGTTTCAGCTGATGATGATTTACAGATAGCAAAGGAACTTGATGATAATGGGAACCCAATAACTGTTATTTATCGTGATGTTTACAACAGAATAACCAGTCTGAAACCATTTGACCCAGAAAATAGGGTTGGGCCGGATGGGGAAGCGGCAGCAAATTCGGTTGTAAATGTTAAGAACCTTGTGATAGAATTTACATCGCCAGAAAAGCTTAAGGTTACTGACGATTTTGACGGTAAAAAAGAGTTCAGAAAATACATTGAAACTTCCGTAATACCATATCTTACACAAATGTTACCTTCAACGTCCATTCTTTCGTGGACTTTTGACGGAGAATAAAATAAAGAATAGCAAGCAAACGAATGGCAAAACAAGGTAGATGGATACTAAAAAATGTGAGACATGATAAGCCTGGAGTAACAATTCCCAGCGCTAGTTTGGGCCTTCAGAGCAAAACCATTAATTTAGGTAGTGTTACGTCAAATAAGAAACTGGATATCACTACGGAGGTATTCACTGATTTGGGTGTACATCTTAATCTAAACAATATCACTAAAAACCCGGCGGAGGGCTCAACCTTCGTCCAGGGTGGCTTAACTTATAAAGTACATTGGGTTTTAACGGAGAAGCCACAACCTGAGCCTGAACCAGAACCAGTTATAACCTACCGTTTGCGTATAACAGATGCGCCGGAAAACTGTTTACCCTATAACGGCGTAGCTCAATTTGATGCTATTTTAGAGAAATATATTGATGGAGTTCATGATGAGTCATCTGATTTGTTGGTTACCAGTGAATCAGAATGGTCGTTTATAAGTG